TGCCGCTCCCCCGCTGCTTACTCGGCTACCTCCTGATCTTTGTCTTGGTGGGGGCGTAGGGTGATCCTCTGGCTCACCTTCAGGATCATACCCTTGTAAATAGGCGTCTAATTCTTCTTGGGTTTGCGCGAAAATGCCGCTCGACCGAGTTGCCGACAATACCGCATCAACAAGGGCTCGCTTCTTGGCCATTTTCAATACCGTGTTCCAAATTGAATGCATGTCGTCGTTTTCAAGCCGATATTGAACAAAGTTACCGTATCGGCCACTCCGCTCTCTTGTAACCAGGTCCTCCTTGCTAATACCTTTCGGAAGGTCCTTTTCAGAAACCCACCGCCAGCGATATCGGCTTTCATAGGTATTGGCATGCCCAACGCCTTCAGCGATGATAGAACCTGTCCCGCGATGAATAAGCCTGATTGTAATGTCAACCGCGTAATATCCAGTTTCATGGTTTTTATCTTCGATCTTGCTGGCCACAGTCGGAGCAAGGTTGTAAAATTCGCAGAGCCCCTCAGCACCTGGTTTGTACAGCGTCGGCTTGTCAGTACCCGGTATTACGCCGTAATCAACGCCTTCCTGCATGACCTCTCGAAAAAATTCACGCGTTAGGTTGAGTTTCAGCTTCATGGCATCCAACTTCTTTCTTAGGTCGGCGGCGCTGCCATACTCAAGATCGACGATTGCCCCTCCCCCGACGTTTCCGCCGGAAGGCTGGGGCATCACCGTCAGGTTTCCTTCGCTCAATTAGGCCACCCCCTGGAGGAGCCCCGCTGCGGCTTGCAGTGCCCGTAGCTCGTCCTTCAATTTACCCAGCCTTACGGCAGCATTTTTCAAACTCAATTCAGCTTCGGAGAGATTTTCGCGCTCGTCAACTGTATGAGACCGCATTTGTGCGGCACGGATTTCAGCGTTTTTGCCATCAATTACATTGTTAAGTAATAAGCCGTCCTCCACTTGCTGCAGTGCTTCTTTCGCAGTAACTACACGCTGATTTGCTTCAAGGACAGCGTCCTCCGCCAAAGCGATTTCTCCAGGCAGCTCCAACAGCCGCTTAAATATCTCTTGTTTTGTCATGCAATTTCCTCCTCGAAAGATTGATTTATCTCACTTTTCAGAATAGCTTGCTGTTCCGACGACTCCGGATAACGGATGCCATCTAGGTAAGTCCGGAGGGCATATTCGACTTCGGCCAAGTGTTCCGGAGCTGCGAAGAGTTGAATAACGCCAAAGTCTCCGCGCAAACAGAGAGCCGGAGCGCAATATGGAGTTTCTGGCAACACATCGACTTCAATGTTTCCCCCACTAAAATCAACAGAATAGGCTGCGCCCAATCCAATCCCTCCTCTTGTCGGATTCGTCCCGATCTGCTACGATAAGGGCGAGAAAATTAATTAAGTACCAGACACGACCCGTTGCCGCGGGTCATTTTTCGTTTTTACAGTCCTCGCACTTGCGCGGATAGCCTGTTTCTTCGCCGTCAATCACATCTCCGCAGCGCTCACACAACAGGCCTTCCAGCATCATTTCAGCGATATCACCCATTGACTACGCCCTCCTTCCTGTCGTCGACGGCTATATTCACCCAATCCACAATAACTGGGCAGTTCTCAATGCTGGAGATCAGGTTGTCATTTTCGTCCAAAACATGGAACTCTGAAAACATCCCGCCTTCATGCTCATAGCCGACTTGCTTGATCTCGATAACCTCCCGGCCATCAATCTCTGTTCCAACTTCAAAGACCCGCGTTGGATTGCTTACCACCGTCAGTCGATGAATCACCTGCATGGATTTTCCTCCCTTCTACCGGTAATTGTGCAGCCATATTTCTTCCTTCGCGTGGCTACGGCGCGAGCCGGTTCAGGCTTTTTGTAGAGGGAAAACAGCACCGGAAACGCGAAACCCCCACATTAGAACAAGGTGGGCAAGGATTTGCACCTTGCATGACGATATCGCCCGGGCGTGTATCAGCTATCATCGTCATCTGCGTGGGCCTTCCACCCACGGCTTCCCCCGGCACGTTGCGTCTACCTATTCCGCCACCACCTTGGATGCGTCAGCCGCATCTCCCGACGCCGAACGGAGAAAGGTTATGAAAACCGTCCGACGCCGGGAGACGGGGCCGAAGCCCTGTCCTGTTGCTTAAAGAATGCCGGCCGTCGCCGCCATTTCCCGGATCGCTGCTTTGCTGATCAGCTTGCCGTGGAAATTGATCAGGTCCTCTTGCTCCCCAGTAAGCACGCATCCGGGGGCATATTTCTTGAGCATGATGCGCTCGCCGTCCACGTAGATTTCAAGAGGGTCCTTCTCGCCGATCCCGAGCGTCCGGCGCAACTCCATAGGAATTACGACCCGTCCCAATTCGTCCACTTTTCTTACAATTCCCGTTGATTTCAAAGACATGTTATTAGCTCCTTTATTGTTGGATTGGGCTTCACGTAGCCCGTTTTGATATGCTGCTTTGATAATTTGAGCAATGGTGCTGCTTGTCTCTTGGTCCCAACCATTCAACCATTCAATTTTTCTAATTTCCATTTCAGTCAATTCCCGGCCAATCAAAGATTTCACGCTAATCTTATTGATCATGCCATCTCCCCCTTGCTCTTCTCCCGCTCGTCCGCTAAAATGGAAAGTAAGAGAGACTTTAGACGAGTTCTCAAACCAAGCGTCCGGCCGGCCCGCCGGGCGTTTTTCAATTCTTGCTCGCTTTCTGCAAAGCGAATCATGGTGTTTAAATAGGTGATCCCATCTACCAGCTTCGCTGGATGCACCATCCGATCTGGATCCCGCACGATTATCTGCAGGTTGTGAGTTGCTGCTTGTCCAGCTTCCCGCGCCTCCGCTGCTAAGACCGCTCTGTTCATTCCGTATCCCTCACTTCATGTATTTTTTTGCTTTCAGTTCGGCTCGGTGCTCTTTCCACGAACCAAGCCAGCTGAACGAATACTCCCGGCACAATACCGCAGCAAAATGAGTTAAGGCTGTGATTGCCTCGATCGTTTCCATTAAAAGTCGCTTTAATTGCTGTCGCTCCATCTCGGTAAGTTGGTCGTTTGTCTTACTTATTGGAGCTTGCCCGGATGCAGAAATGACTTCTTTCATCTCCTCCACCGTTTTTAAAAGGACTGCAGCCCTATGTAAGTCAACATTATTCAGCCATGGAGGATAAGCACCGCCTGTTACCTCTCCCGCTGCCGCGATGAAAAGCTGGCCATCGTCGTAGTGTTGGGTAGCTGCCCTCATCACTTCTTTTGAAGGCTTCCGGGTGCCTTTGATGATTTTCCCGACCATTGAGGCATCTACATGAGCAATGCTTCCCACCTTCCCCCGGGTTTCACCCGTCTTCTGCAGCACTTCTTCGAGTGCTGGACCAAACTGTCCAATTGCCATTGATTTACCGTCTCCTTTGTCCATTTTTGGGGATGAGGACGGACAAAGGTTTGCTGTAATATGTGGTTGTGAGCAAAACTTCCCCTTTCTTCATCCCCTCATCCGCCGGCGGCCGGTACCGCCCCGGCGGGTTTCTTCTATCCTCTTAAGTTCCGTTTGTGCATCCCGAAGGATTCGTTTCCGTTCCAATTGGGACAAAGCCTCCGGATTAATCGAGTAATGTGGCAACGATGTGTTCAGAGCATCTTCTATCGAGATTCCTCTGACCGTCACGCGAGTAACGATCGCGGCGATTAGGCCAGCGCGGGAAGTTTCGCGCATCCAGCGGAAACGCATATCAAGCACCCTCCTGGAGATCGTCTCGTTTTTGTATCTCTTCCTTTTTCGGAATCGGGGCATCTTTTACAATCCGCAAAGCTTCGACCATTCGGTCCATATCCGGCTCATATTCGGGCTCATACGTGATTCCCGGAGGATTATTCATAAGATCAACTCCTCTCATAATCTGATAAGTACATACCGGCTGCGGCTTGGTTCGTGGTTGATGTAGTTGATAGTCCAACCTTCGGTTAGCAGCCGGTTGACCTCTTCTGGGTCACGGGTTTCGCGGATCTCCTTGATCTCATGCAAGTTATGCTCCACCTGGTGCCCTCCTTCCTTCGGATGTTTCAGTCTTGTTGGTTAGACAACTTCCTTCTGCTCAAGTTCTATATTTTGTTCTTTAAAGGAACATTTTTCATTAAAAAAAAGTTCCCACTGAAAATTTAATACTCTTGCGATTGATTTCGCCGCCTTCACAGATGGAGTTTTAAGACCATTCTCAATGTTTGTGTAGTAACTGCGAGAAAGCTTTGCTCCATCCGCGACTTGCTCATGAGTGAAGCCTGCGTTTTCTCTTAGTTTTTTGAGCCAAGTTCTCATCAGATCACCTCCATGTTCCTTTAAGTAACTTTGTAATTTAATAATATGTTACTAACGGGAACGTGTCAATACTTTTTGTGTCTTTTAGGAACATTTATTTTAAGTTTCTTTCAGGAACATTATAATTAAGCTATCTTTGATAAGTTGGTGTTGATATTATGGAGATTTTTGCAAAAAGGCTTAAAGCTGAAAGGGAAGCTCTTAAGAGGAAAGATCCGAAATGGACTCAAGAATATGTTGCTGATCTCCTCGGTATTGCCCGACCTACATATACTGCGTACGAAAACGGAACAAAACAACCTCCTATGGAAACCTTAAATAGGCTAGCAGACATATTTGATGTAGACACTGATTATTTGCACGGTAGATCGATGATACGCAAAAAGCCTGAGGCTCCTGAACTTTCTTTTTTTGGCGGCCCCGAAAAATACACTCCCGACGAAATAGCCGAAATGGAAGCTGCCTTGGAAAGATACCGTGAAATGAAACGAAGAGCTGCCGAAGCTGCTTCAAAGGAAAAGGACTCTCATAAATAGCAATTACCTCAGCCGATGAGGAAAAGTCGGAGGATATAAAATGTCAAAATTGCAAGCCTTATTATTTGAGAGGGTCAATAAACGTGAAGTTATAGATTTTGTCGAAGGTGTTAACGGACTAATTGCAGTTACAGCAAACACAGTTTATCTCGTTCGTGGTTCTATTTTGGAGAAGAAGGTTGTAAAAACATACGCTATTAAGAGTATTTCTTCAATTGAGATTCGAAAACCAAATTTGATTACAAACGGCCATTTTCAAATTATTGCAAGCGGCAGCGGTGATAGAACAAAACGTTACAGTACAGCATTTGACTATGCTAAGGACGAAAATACTGTCATGATACGTTCAAATTACGAACACTTTCTGCGTATCGAACAATTGATTTATAAACAACGAGATAAAGCTGATCATGTTACAGAGATAATCGCACCAGTTGCTGTAGCTAAAGAAGACGATGATGTCTTCTCAAAAATAGAAAAACTTGCTTCGCTAAAAGAACGAAATCTAATTTCAGCTGAAGAGTACGAGAAAAAGAAAGCTGAGCTTCTTTCACAAATATAACAGCAAGTCCCCCAGCCGATGGGGATTATTATCTATGGTGGCGAAAAATATGAAGAAGTGCCCTTATTGTGCAGAAGAGATTCAGGATGAAGCGATAAAATGTAAGCACTGTGGTAGTGATTTAACTATTCCGACGGAAAGAGGGCCTGTAGAAACTGATGTTGGCCGGATGATCAAAAGTAGTCAAAAAACAGCTCGTGCTGTCATTCTCTACCCTCTTTTGATTATTGTCATCATTATTTCAATCATTGCCTTAAGTAAGTAGCATTTCCGAGCCCAAGGGGCTCTTATTTTCCACTAACAAACCGAACATACATTCTTTTGAAGGAGGATATTCCCATGATCCGAATCGGTGTATTCAATGGAGCCGGAAGCCGAGACAACCCCCAACCGATCATCATCAAATCAGAAGGGGCTGCGCCCAATCCAAGCATCGTAAGCTACATCGCATCGAAGAAGGACAAGCCCAAAGATAAGAACTCATAACTTTATTAACAAGCCGGAAACGGCTTTTCTTTAGCAACAAAAACCGAACATACATTCCTGCACCAGAGGTGATCGTTTGTGAAATTTTCCCATTATCACGAAACCGTGCTTGAACAATGGATTTATGATCATTATCGATCGAATCATATCGAGAAACCCGAAGACCTCAATCTCGGCCGCATTGCCGACATCTTCGGTGTCGGGCTAAATTTCGACTTCTGTAAGCCATTTTCAGACAATAATGAACGCGTCATCATTCTTGATAAACGGGAGAGCCCACCACGTATCCGTATGATTTTCTTTCATGAGCTTTGTCATGTGCTCCGTCATGTCGGCGATCAACGAAAGATGCCGGAATTATTCCGAGAAGCTCAGGAAGCTGAAGCTAATGCATTTCTTCTCTATGCTTCAATGCCCTTCTATATGATTGAAAAACTGAGTCTACCGATATACCAGAATGATGCCATCACCTTTCTCTCATCTATTTTTGACGTACCTTTGAAACTGGCTAAGGAGCGTCTGGAGCAAATCCAGCGACGCGAATTTCAGGGTATCCTGATGGCTGCCGCAAAGCGACACGGTCTTAAAAAGTACAACGAGTCTGCTGACACACCACCGCCTGAAACAAAAATTTACGCCTATTATGATCCAACCGGCGAATTCGACGCTCCGTCGCAACTTATTGTGGAAGTGGACCCTGAGACATTAATTAACCACGACGAAATAACATTCTCTCCAGACGGGCCATTCGAACGAATTGAAGATAATCAGCTGGAAGTATTTGATGACAGCAAGCCAGTTCTTTTCGCCGACATGACCGTCCGGGACGATAAAATCGGCGTTCGTTTAAGTAATTTGGCTGCTAGATATCGAAATGCGGTACATAAGTTTGTGATTCAGATGAAAGAGATCGAGGAAGTCCTGCACTTCCACGGAGCTTTTTGAATGAGGTGATATTTAATGTTTAACTTTACTAACCAGGATAAATTTGAGGATGCCGTCCTGTATGCTCGCGTCTCCTCTGAGGACCAACAGGAGCGAGAAACGATCGAAACGCAGATTGAGTATGCCAATAAGTACTGTGATCTCCACCGGATTAACATCGTCGAGGTCTATCGAGATGACGGTGTCAGCGGCCATGCCCACTCGCTCGAAGATCGTCCAGATGGGAAGCGGCTAATTGAGGATGCGAAAGCCGGCAAGATTAAACTTGTCCTGATCTACAATATGAAACGGCTTGGTCGAAAAGCACGGTTCATTCTCGATGCCATTTATCAGCTTGAGCAATACGGCGTGACGATCCGCTCCATGACGGAACCATTTGATACAAGCACGCCAATGGGGCGTTTTGTTATTACTTTACTTGCTGGCCAAGCAGAATTCGACCGAGACACCCTTATAGAGACTCTCTGGCATGGTGCAAACCGACATGCCAGACTTGGCAAGTGGCTAGGCGGTATTGTCCCTTACGGGTACCGTGTAAATTATGAAGGTTATTTAGAGATAAACGAGGATCCGCTGCCAGGAAAAGAAGATTTGTCTGAAGCAGCAGTAGTGCGCCTCATCTTCCATCTTGTTGCAAATCAAAAGATGTCAACAATAAAGGTCGCTAATTATCTCAACGATTTGAAAATCCCTCCCTCCTACGTCGTCCACGGGCGAAAAGTGAAAAAAGGGCCTGATCGCGGAAAGCGTAAGGAAAGCACTGCCGGGATATGGCGTCCGAGCAGGGTTGGTCAGATAATTAAGAATACGACTTATAAAGGCATTCATGATTATGGCAAACGCTCCAAGAGGGACCGTGAAATTATCCGCCGCGAAGTCCCGGCAATTGTATCAGAGGAAACTTGGGATATGGCTCAACACGTATTACATGAGAACCAATTTGAATCGGTTCGAAACTCCACTAGGAGTTACCTTCTTCGCGGACTAATTAAATGCGGATGCTGCGGACTTACTTATATTGGAATCCCATATAAGACTGGCCCTCGGATTCAGCTGGGCGAACGAGCGGTAAAGGCTTTTTATCGATGCAGTGGTAAGTCATTATATAAAGGGCCTCTCGAAAAATGTAATTCAAAAAACGTACCTGGCGAATGGATTGAGGAAATGGTCTGGAACGAATGCGTTCAGTTTATTATGAACCCAGGCGAAGCGATTAAAGAACTCGAGGAAGGTTTTAATGTTAAGAGAGATATGGCAGCTGAATACAGAGCGGAGATCGAGATTGTTCAGAAAAGCATTGCTGATAAAGAGACAGAACGGCAGAGCATCCTAAATCTATACCGTCATAAAATGATTAATGCATTAGATGTCGAAAGACAATTATCGGAGATTATGAAAGAAACCCAAAGTCTTGAGAATAGGATCAGGGAGCTTAATCAACTAATAGAGGATGAAAAGGACACAGTGCATCGTTTTGAATCAGCCGAGGCACTTCTAAATGAATTTCGAGCAAAGATTATTTCAGGAGATCCGCCGTTTGAGGTTAAACGCCAAATCATTAAGACACTTGTTAAAGAGATTGTTATCTATACCACATCCTCTCCCGATGGGAACGATCGAAAGAAAAAGGCAAATGTCAAAGTCCGATACAGTTTTGATCGTGCCAAAGGTAGTTCTCGCACGGATGTCCGTGCAGATAATACCTCAGGTGCTTATATAATAAGAAAGAAATCGTTCAACAATGTAATCCCGTTTGAAATAGCCCTAACAACTCCTGGATCAAGGATAAGGTATGCCCGGAAAAAGAATGAGCTAACAATGAAAGAACTCGCCCAGGCTTCCGGGGTAAGTGTGACTACTATCGGATATATCGAACGTAATGTGGTCACCGCCTCATTGCCTACATTAAGAAAGCTTTCGCAGATCCTGAAGGAACCTATACACTTTCTTGGCTGTTTTGAAACGATGCCTGAGGAAACTCTGGGCCAGAGGATTACTAAAGCCCGCATGTATCACGGGCTGTTGGTCAAGGAGGTCGCTGCTCTTTTAAGTGTTGATGTCAAGACGATAAACAATTGGGAAGCGGATAAAAAGACACCTTCTCCACGCTATATACCTTCCATTGAAAAATTCATGGAGATATTAGAATAGAAGAAAACCCCGGAAATATCCGGGGTTAATCTATGGTTGCAGTTAATATATCTTTGATTTTCACCCACTGCCACTCTCCTGGACCAGTCGTTAGCTTAATCTCTCTCAAATATGTCTGGACGGTTCTTACTCCACCACTGACAATCGTATCCTCATTCTCTCCCCAAATGCGGAGCGTGATCCGCCGGCGCTCCCGGAATGCTTCAGAGATTACCCGCTCGATCTGCTCGATCTCTTGGGCATCCAACTCCGTCCGTGCCTTCCTATGCTCCTCCCGACTTGCTCGCCGCAATGACTCTTTATGCTCAGGCAAGATAAATTTCGACTCCCACAGCCCTGCCCCTAATCTGCTTTTCAAAATAAATATCCGCCTCCTAATACTTAGTCCAGTAATCGATATTGCTGCCGGTTGTTGTGGTCGTGATTTTAGGATGCTTTTGTGGTTGGTCCCTATCCCACGCCTCCAAAATTACGATCGTATCCAAACGTGGATTATCCGGCCAAAAGATGTATCTCTGCTCTACTAGGACACGCAGCCCCGCGTAAATGTCTTGCTTGCTCCTACCCGTCTTTATCTCCAATTCTTTGATCGTCGGCATCCGGTGCGTTTGCTTTGAGAAATTAAACAAGACCCGGAGCAGTTTACGCTCCAAATCGTTAAGCATTTAATCACCCCATTTTTACGAACGTTTGTTTGTATTATATGCCGAGAAGACGAAAAATAAAAGCCCACCCGGAGATGTATCCTGATGGACTTTATACAAATATACTATATAAAAATATCAACTAATTAATAATTTTTATTGACTTCATATATAAATATGTGCTATATTTATATCAGGAAGTTGATAGAAATAACTTCCTAAGGAGGTGAGAAACAGGATGGAAAAGCAACTCATAGAAGCTTTTGAAAAGCTCCAAAAACGCGAACACCTCCTGCGGGTAGCACGTCACCAGATGCAGTTGGGACGGATTACCGAGGAGGAGTTCAGAAAACGTGAGGCGCAGATACTTGACCGGTATCGCCTCACTCTCGGAGAACAACGGGCATACAACCTGTACCTCCGAATGAAAGGCAAGCGCAACAGCAAGTAAGCGCGGAAGAGGAGCCGAGGAATTAGGCTCCTCTTTTCTTTTTCTTACGCCGCACTTGCTTAACCCCAATCATAAACCAGTCGTAATTATCCATCAAGCTATCCATATCGACATAGACAAATGGGATCAGTAAATTTCCGTGGGCCTTATACTCGATTTCCCGCATCAGGCCCCCTCCTTTACATGCTCCAGGATGTCGCCGATCCCTACCTCCAAAAAGTCACACAATTTATCAAGCGTCTCTAAGTCCACTCGTTTGACCTTATCATGATACAATCCGGAGACTGTATTGATTGCCAATCCGGTTCCAGCTACTACATCGGATATTTTTAGGCGCTTGCGCCCCATGATCTCACTAAGGTGATTAATGACCATTTTAAACACCTCCTGACAACAACTATACACTAAGAACAAAAAAGTATCAACTAGTTAATAATTTTTGTTGACTTTTTATATCAACATGTGATATATTATTATCAGGAAATTGATATTTTTAATAACGGAGGTAATAAAATGAACCATCAAATTGAGGCGATTAAAAGAGTGATTGCAAAACGCGTAGCTCGCGGGGCGAATGAACAGCACATTCAAGCCTACAAAGAGAGCATCGCAA